AGTCGGACCCGTGGGACCAGGCACCGTCGAGGCGGCTCCGGTCGGACCAGCGGGGCCTGCTGCTCCCGTAGCTCCTGCTGCACCGGCTGGACCTGTAGGTCCGACAGCACCGGTAGGCCCCGGCACCGTGGAGGCGGCACCTGTGGCACCGGTAGGCCCAGTGGGTCCAATAGCTCCAGCCGCACCCGTAGCACCGGTAGGGCCGGTTGGTCCTGCTGCTCCGGTGGGGCCTGGTGCGCCAGTCCCTACGGCCACCACCACGTTCACGTCATTGGGCGGCGTGCTGTAGAAGGTGACCCGGATCGTATTGGCGTCGATGATGAGGATCTCGGCCTGGATGAACAGACCGGTGACGGCATCCCATAGCTGAACCAGCGGATGGAGGTTGCTCAGATTGTGGGTGACGAGGTAGGGCGAACCCGCCATGGTGGGAGCGATCAGCCTCTGCACATAGGAGGCACCAGGGAGGCCAGGTGCCCCGGTGGGACCAGTCGGGCCGGTGGGTCCACCGGCTGGTCCCTGCGTTCCAGTGGGTCCGGTCGCTCCTGTCGAGCCGGTCGCACCTGGGAGGCCCTGAGTACCCGGCACGCCCTGAGGACCGGTCGCACCCACAGGACCAGTGGCACCCGTGGGACCGGGCGGTCCACCCGAAGGCCCTGTTGGTCCTGGGATTCCTGCCGGTCCTGTGGGGCCGGTGGGGCCTGCGGCACCACCCGAACCGGGCGGTCCTATTGGCCCAGTGGCTCCCGTGGGGCCGGTCGGACCCGCTGCTCCCCCGCCACCCGCCGTCTGCGGAAGGTAGGTGGGGTAGGCCGGATCCCCACCCTGGAACAGGCACCACACCAGGCTGCCCACCGGGGGTACCGAGGTCACCTGGGACAGGCAGGGTGCCCAAATCTTGACGGGCAGGGTGCCGAAGATCTGCGGGATGTACATCTGGATCCGGTACTTCTTCTGCGGATCAGTGTTGGCGTACACCTGGGCCGGATAGACCCCGGCGTAACCGGACTTGGACGGTGGGGGGCTAACAGATATCGACATTGAACTGGTAGGCCGCTCGCCAGCGATTATTGATCAGCTTGGTTTCCGGCAGGTTGGAGATGCTGTAGGAGAAGGGATTGTTGGGCGTGTAGGCCACCTTGGTTTGCTGCACTGGGCGCAGACCGTTGTCCCCCAGGGAGTCCCGGCCCAGGGACACGTCCATGCTGTAGCCCTGCGACAGGATCTTGTGGGTCACCTCCTGCACCCACCACACGCCGTCCTGGTTGGAGTCAATGCCCTTGATGATGATGGGCTTGCCCTGCTTGACCGCAGTGAGTCCGGTCAGGGTGGCCGTGGCCGTGTAGTTGAAGCGGTTGCGCTGGGCCATGCCGTTCAAGATGTCGTTGGCATGGGCCTGGCTGACCACCACTTGATCGGAGATCTGCTGGCCGAAGAACGGAGAGATCAAGGTGTCACCCAGTTGACTGGGCAGGTTCTGGCCGTCGTTGACCGCACCAACGATCTGGCCGGTACGTCGGTCCACCCCATTGATCTGACGCAGAGCCTTGGTGCCACCGGAGAGGGGCAGAGCCTCACCCTGGATGGTGGTGAAGCGAGTGATGCTCTGATCCAGGAAGTTAGGGGCGACGTTGCGGCTCTTGAATATCGGCATGCCGGGGCCGTACCGGCGCAAGCCCACGTCCACCGAGTTGAAGCGGATGTTGGTTTGATTGCAGGCCAGGCTGTAGCCGGTACGGTTGGCGAGATCGACCAGGAAGCACCAGGCTGAGTCACCTGGGGCGGTCAGGTTGGGCCAGGTGCTGTCGTCGTCCTCCACCACCGTCGACAGGAAGTACTTGCTCGCCACGATCTTCACCAGGCTGGAGGCTTGGGCATTGGTCCAGGCCCCTACGTAGGGATCCTTCAAGGAGTAACTGGCTCCCAGGCAGACCACATCCTCATAGGTGCTGCGGTCAGGGATGGCGTAGTCGTAGTGGTTCTCGACGTGGTCGACATAGCCGTAGAACCAGTCCATGTCCACCGTTGACCAGCCGTACTGCATCTTGACCGGTGTCCCTGGCTGAAGCTCTGGCACATCGAGAGCCTCTGAACGCAGGGTGATGATGGCGGTGTCATGCATGCCTTCAGTCATCATCACCTTGACCTGATTGACCTGCTTTTGAGCCTTGCGCCCTCCTGGATCGAAGATGGGGTACGCCCCCGAGGCCACGCTCATGCCGGGATCCTTATGATGGAGCCGGTCTGCAATACCTCCGGGTAGAAGATCTCCGGGTTGGCGTTGGCGATCTTCCACCAGTAGTCGGAGAGGCCGTAGACCTTGTTGGCGATGGTGTCCATGCGGTCGCCCTGGATCACCGTGTAGTAGTAGAAGGAGCCAGGGATGCCGATAGGTGGCCCTCCGTACACGGTGGCGTTCAAGTCACCCTCAGCATCAGTCACCGAGATCACGGGCTGACCCATATAGCGAGAGCCGGTGAGGATCACAGCCAGAGACCTGCCTGTGCTATGCCGCCCGCTGTGCCCTTGGTCTTGACCACACCGTTGTTGAAGTAGCCCTTATTAGCGAGCGGGAAGGTGAGATTTCCAGCCTGACCCATCCGGGAGACCAGTGGGTTGACGATGTCCGCACTGGACAGGTTGGGCAGGTACATCCGCATGATGGAGATGGAACATTGGGCCTCGACGGGCACCATGTTGTGGTCGAAGATGGTGTAGTCGTAGCTGAAGCTGGCGATCATGCCCTGGAACTGGATGGAGTTCGGCCCTCCGAACACACACTGGAGGGACAACCCCTGAGGAGGACGGTCACCCGCTCCATAGGTTCCCAGGCCCACGTTGCCAGAGATCTTCTGCCCGGACTGGGTGCCTGGGTAGTCAGCCTTGGCGTCATAGATGCCCATCAATCGCTCAATGGCCCGGATGTCCCAGCGGCAGCCGATGTCGGAAGGACCAGCCTTACCGTTCGGCCCCTTCACGTTGCCCTGCCAGACCTCGTACATGCGATTGAAGATCAACTGGAAGCTGATGGACTGGTTCTGCACCCAGTAGGCACCCTGCTGCATGGCCGTAGGGTCCACCTGGGAGGGAGCCGCCACATCCACGTTCATGGAGCAATCAGTCGAGATGGTCGACGGGTTCATCATAAAATAGCAGGCGAACTGACCGCCCTTACGGGCCGATAATTTGACGTTGGTGGGGTCAGTGCTGCTGGTGTCCCCGACGTTCGCCAGTAGCTCCACCATGCCGCCCCGCACCAACTGGCTACTGACGTTGACCGACCCCACCTTCGGCCCAGCAAAGAACCGGAAGCCGCCACCCGCCTGCCCAGCCGATTGCTCTACCGCATTGGCTCCCATGAACATGGCCGAGAAGGGCAGGTTGTTGCGAGGGTCAGGCAGGTCTTCGATGGCGAGGTTCTTGGCCTCGTCAGAATGAGGATCGATGAGCTTGCCGACAGCAGGACCACCCTGCTGGCCGGATCCCTGACTGGTGTCGGAGCCGCCTCCTCCACCACCTCCCCCACTAGCACTGCCACCTGGGCCACCGGAGCTTCCTCCACCCTTAGGCCGCTTGATGCCCCGGAACGGCTCCCTACTGTCGCCTACGAGATCCTGGGGGATGATCCTGACCACCTGGCCGGTGTAGGGGGCCTCGATCATGGTCCCACCCCCGGCGAACATCCTGACGTGGGCGTTCTCACCACTGTTCCCTGGCTGAAAGTACAGGATGAGGTCACCAACCTCCATCTGGAAGCTGTTGACATCTCCCTGGTTAGGCAGAGGATTGACAGCGTCGAAGACGGTGGTCATGTTGGTCTGATTGTTCCATTGGGCATTAGTGTCCCGGCCCACATCGAAGCCGGGGCCGTGCAGGTAGGAGTACTGCATCAGGCCCGAGCAATCGAAGGAGTCCGGTCCCGTGGCCGTGTAGACGTAGGGCTTGCCCAGTTGCGCTTTGGCTACAGCGAATGCTTGGTCCCCAGGCTTCTGCTGAGGAGCGGTAGTGGAGGTGGTGGTAGTGGCGGGAGCATTGCCACCTCCCCCGTCAGTGGGGATGACGTACTGGGAGATCTCCGGGGGATCGGTGTAGGGATGGATGGGCATCAGGTGGTCCTCACCGCATTGAGAAGCTGAGGCTTGGAGATCGCCGCCACGAACTGCTTCGCCATGTTGTCCATGTCCTGCTGGCTGGAGTTGGGTGGTACCTGCAACACGATGGAGCCTTGCTTGAAGTTCAGGTTGATGATGGCCCCGCCACCACCCATGGCCCCGTTGCGGTTGTAGGGCAGGGTGCCGTAGTTGTCCGCAGCCGGGACGACAGCCTCGCCCTTGTGCAGAACGGCAAGCTGGTTGGCAGCGATGCGCTGGGAGCCACGGGCATAGTGACCTCCCTTGGAGGCCAGGACGTTCTTGGCGAAGTTGATGCGGTTCTGCATGGCGGGCGTGCCAGCCGCCTCGTACTTCTGCTCAAAAATCGTGGTGGCACTCGTCACGTCAGTGGAGGATTTCAAGCCCGCCAGCGCACTGCTGTAGCCACCGGTCAGTTCCTGCCACATGTAGTCAAGCTGGACACCCAGGTCAGTGGGTGGCTTATTCCTCTGCTTCGCCAGGGCCAGCACGCCCGTCCACCGCTGGTCCACTGTCCACTGGGCGATGCCTCGCCCTGGACCTCCACCAGACTGGTTGGACTGCGGATTGACACCAGACTCCTGGGCCAGGTTGCCGATGACGCCTGCCGCCTGGAAGTCCGAGAGGCCCTTGCCCAGGAAGTAA